CCCTATAATATATATACATATACAAGTACAGGATTTCTCTCACACCATTTTAATTTTTAAAAGAATCTAGTATTTTTTATTTTTGATGATACAATCGCTATAAGGCGGGTGTGGTCAAACTTGTACTTCATATTACCTCCGTACAGACTGCACCCAAATTATTATAGATATGGAAAAAGATATGATAATGAATGTTCCTTCTGCACCAGACATGCAAGGGACTCCTATGCCCCCAAATTCGTCTATGGAAATGCAACCACAAATGCCTATGGGCGAAGTTAGCCAAATGGAAATGCAAGAAGCTCAAGAGGGACTCATGCAAATCCTACAAGTTATTGAAACACTCATTCAGCAAGGCTTAAGTGAAGATGAAATAATCGAACTTTTAGCGCAATACGGTATTACTGAGGCTGAATTAGAACAAGCAGCTCAAGTACTAGGCGTAGATATGGCGCAGTTGCTTGGCGGAGCACAAATGGAGCAACCGCAAATGGAAGTACCGCAACAGCCTATGATGATGGCAGCTGGTGGTGCATTATCTAATCAAGATATATCTATAGCTCAAAGTATGCTTACACCAGACAACGAACCTATGTTTCAAAGCAGATCTCCAGAAGAGCAAATATTTTCTTTAAATAATCGTATTAATAATCTTATGACATCTTATGAAATGTTGTTAAGAAATAATGAATTTGATAGAGCACAAGAGGTAGCAGATCTAATTGATGAAGTCCAACAACAAATTATTGCTATTCAATCACAAAATGTTGAACAAATTGCTCCCTTAGCTCTTCCTTCTCTTTCTGGTGAACCAGTTGCCCCTACTGTTGCTCCATTACCAGGTGAACCAATTGCACCTGATGCACCATTTGTACTCCCTGGTGAACAATTAGTTCCCCTTGCAAGTGAAAAGCTTGTGCGAACTTATAAAGATAACGTTGGTAATATTTTTTACGAAATGGCAGATGGGTCTTTTGGAAATGAAAAAGAGGGAAGAATGGGAAAAGAAATGTTTTTTACATTATTTCCCTCTGCAAAACCTATAGCTCCTGAAGGTATAGGATTAGGTCAAAAAAAAAACTAAATTTTAGTACTGGTAGTGACATAAAAATAGACGACTTACCTGAAGTTAGTTCTATACCAAATGTCAGCACTATAAGACCATTAACTCCCTCAGAAGCTCGTGAAGCTTTTGGTGGTCCTCTTTATCAAATATTAAATACTAGCGGACAACGCTTGGTTGATAGAATGGGATTACGGGGCAAAGGCGTTGGTGGATTTTTTGAATCTATAGTAGGACCAGGAGGTAAATTAAAACTAAGCAAAACAGCTATGGCTAAAATAAAACCCTTACTACAGCAAAGAAAAAGAGAAGTTGATTTGTCACAAAATGTTGATCCAATAGAAAGAGCAGCGGCACAAAAAAACGTTAAACAAATAGAAAAACAAATAGATAAAATCATAAGAGATGACCAATCCTAATTTTTCGCACTTATCTGATTCAGAGATACGCGAAACACTTATGTTGCAAGAGCGTCTTGCTTTAATTGAACAACAAAAGCAGTGTCAAAAATCTTTTTTAGATTTTATTAATTATATGTGGCCAGAGTTTATTTGTGGCAGACATCATAAAATCTTTGCACAAAAACTAGAAGAAGTTGCTAACGGTACATGTAAACGATTAATCGTTAATATGCCACCAAGACACACCAAATCCGAGTTTTGTTCTACGTATTTTCCTGCTTGGATTATGGGTAAGCAGCCCAACCGTAAAATAATGCAAACGACTCACACAGGCGAGCTAGCAGTAAGGTTTGGTCGTAAAGTTAGAAACATGATGGATACCGAAGAATATAAAAAAATATTTAACAAAGTAGAACTACAAGCTGATTCTAAATCTGCAGGACGTTGGGAAACAAACAAAGGCGGCGAATACTTTGCTGCTGGTGTAGGTGGAGCCATAACAGGTCGTGGTGCTGATTTGTTAATTATTGACGATCCACACTCAGAACAAGATGCACTTAGTCCTACAGCTATGGAAGCTTGCTGGGAATGGTACACTTCTGGTCCTAGACAACGTTTACAACCAGGCGGAGCTATTATATTGGTTATGACTAGGTGGAGTTCACTAGATCTTACAGAAAAGCTATTAGAAGCCCAAAAGGAAGAGTTAGCTGATCAGTGGGATATTGTAGAGTTCCCTGCTATTTTTGAAGACTCTGGTAATCCTTTGTGGCCTGAGTTTTGGGATATAGACGAACTTAATAAAGTAAAAGCTTCGTTACCCACACAAAAATGGAATGCCCAGTGGATGCAGACCCCAACATCCGAAGAAGGTTCTATTATCAAACGTGAATGGTGGAATCCCTGGAAAGCTGATTCCTTGCCCCCTGTAAAATATATAATACAAAGTTATGATACTGCCTATAGTAAGAAACAAAACTCAGACTATTCTGCTATTTCTACTTGGGGTGTATTTCAACCTACTCCTGACGATCCAGATTCTATTATTTTGCTTGATGCCCAAAAAGGTAGGTGGGACTTTCCTGAACTTAAACGGGTAGCCTACGAAGAATATAAATATTGGGATCCTGATATGACTTTAGTAGAAGCTAAGGCATCTGGTACGCCGCTTACACACGAACTACGTAGATTAGGTATTCCTGTCGTAAATTACTCTCCGACCAGAGGACATGATAAGTCTACAAGGATGCACTCTGTTGCGCCTATATTTGAATCTGGTTTAGTTTGGGCACCACAAAAAAAGTTTGCAGAAGATATGATTGAAGAGTGTGCAGCCTTTCCTTTTGGAAAAAATGACGATTTATGTGATACTATGTCTCAAGCCCTAATGCGTTTTAGGGAGGGCGGTCTAGTTTCGCTACATGATGATTATGCAGACGAAGAAAGAGCGGTAATTAAAAGGGCATATTACTAATGGCAATAGAAAAACAAGACAACACCCCAGAGCCAATAGATTCTTTACAAGGTACTGAAGATATGACGGTTGCTGTGGAGGCAATAGAAGAAGCAAACGAAGAGGATTTTGAATTACAAGAAGACGGCAGTGCTATTTTAGGCGGTATGGAAGATACGCCAATAGATGAAGGTTTTGGATCTAATTTAGCTGAGTTCTTAGACGATAATCAACTAAATACAATATCTATAGAACTTACTGCAGGTATTGAAAAAGATAAATCTTCCAGAGAAGACTGGGAAAAAACTTATACAGACGGTCTTAAATACTTAGGCATGAAGTTTGATCAAGAGAGGTCAGAGCCTTTTGCTGGTGCATCTGGTGTTATACACCCTTTGTTAGGTGAAGCTGTAACTAATTTCCAAGCTCAAGCCTACAAAGAGTTATTACCTTCAGGTGGTCCTGTAAAAACCCAAGTAGTTGGCAAATACGATTCAGTAGTAGAAGAACAAGCACAAAGAGTTGCTGATTTTATGAACTATCAAATTGTGCATGTAATGGAAGAGTTTGATGAAGAGTTAGATCAAATGCTTTTTTATCTACCTTTAGCAGGTTCAGCGTTTAAAAAAATATATTACGATGAAAACCTTGGTCGTGCTGTATCTAAATTTATAGCACCAGAGGATTTAATTGTTCCTTACTTTTCTACTGACTTAGAAACCTGTCCTAGAATAACAAATGTAGTAAAAATGCCTGAAAATGAGCTTAAAAAACTGCAAGCTATAGGTTTTTACAAAAAAATTGACGTAAGCAATAGTAATTCTCCTGTAAATAGCCAACTTCAAGAAGAAATAGATGAGTTATCAGGCATAGAACCTAGTTATGATCTTGGCGAAGTATCTGTTTTATACGAAGTCCACTGTAATTTAGATATAGATGGCTTTGAAGATGTAGATGAAAACGGTAATATGACTGGTGTAAAGTTGCCCTATATTGTAACTATAGATGCTAACAGTAATAGTGTCTTAAGTATTTACCGTAATTATGCAGAAAATGACCCATTACGTAAAAAAATAGAGTATTTTGTGCATTTTAAGTTTTTACCTGGCCTAGGATTCTATGGGTTTGGTTTAACACACATGATAGGAGGTCTTTCAAAGGCCTCTACAAGCATATTAAGACAGTTAATTGATGCTGGTACCCTTGCAAACTTACCTGCAGGGTTTAAAACACGTGGAATTAGGATCAGAGACGAAGATACACCTTTACAACCAGGTGAATTTAGAGATGTTGATGCTCCAGGTGGTATCTTAGGGCAAGCTATACAACCTTTACCGTTTAAAGAACCTAGTCAAACACTTTTAAGTTTATTAAATTTACTTGTAAATGCAGGCCAAAGGTTTGCTTCTATTTCTGAAATTAACGTGGGTCAAGGTAATCCAAACGCTCCTGTTGGTACAACATTAGCCTTACTTGAAAGATCTACAAAAGTTTTATCAGCTATACATAAAAGACTACATAACTCACAAAAGAAAGAATTTCGTATTCTTTCTAATGTATTTCAAGAATATTTACCCCAAGAGTATCCGTATAACGTAGCAAATGCTAATAACAGTATTAAATTAACTGATTTTGATGAAAGGGTTGATATTTTTCCTATATCTAATCCAGA